AGACGGCCCAGCCCGACACCGACGAGGACGCCGCCACGGCCACCACCGAGGCGTCGGCCGAAGCCCAGGACTCGGACGACCTCGGCGCTCCTGGCGACAAGAAGCCAGCGCCGGAAGGCGACAAGAAGCCCGAGCGCAGCGACCTGCAGAAGGCCGACCAGCCGTGCCCCGAATGCATGCCGAACGGCTGGCCCGAGGGCGCGTTCTCGGTCGGCTGCACGCACGGCACGTGGGTGCGCGACAGCGCGTGAATCGGAAGGGGTGAGCGTGCCCGCCACACCGTATGTATCCGCCGCGGCATTCCGCGCCCACCCCACCTACCTCGACCTCGACGGCCTCGTCTCCGGCAACTCCGCCCCGGCCGCTCAGGACGCCGAGCTGACCAACCTGCTGCTGCAGGCGTCCTCATGGGCGGACAACGAGTGCAACCAGCCGCTCGGCGCACACCTGTACACGCAGTCGACGCGCGTGCGCACCGACAGAAACGGCATGCTCCGCATCCACTCCGACCACGGCCCGGTCGCCGCGGTGGCTGCCCTGTCCTACGGCTGGTCTCCGACATCGCTGACTGCGGTCGCGTCGCCGTCGGTGTGGGTGGAGGACGACTCCAACCTCGTCATCACCCTCGGCGGATCATCCACCGCATGGAGCGGCTCCCTGCAAGTCGGATTCGGTGCAGGGCCCGGCTCGGAAACGTTCGTGCGGGTGACGGTCGTGGCCGCCTACGTGGCCACGCAGTTGTCGGCGGCGGCCACGGCCGGGGCGACCAGCATTTCAGTGACAGACGCGACCGGCATCGAGCCGGGCGGCAGCTACCGGATCTGGGAGCCGGGCCGCGAGGAGACTGTCACGGTCTCAACGCTGTGGCAGGCTCCGACGCCGTCTTTCACGCCCGCGCCGACCACCGTGCTCCTGGCGGCACCCACCGTCTTCGACCACGACATCGGTCACGACGTGTCGGGGCTTCCGGGCGATGTCCGGCTCGCGATCGTGCTGTACACCATCTCGCTGCTGATGCGCCCTGACTCGTCTGCCGAGGATGAATTCCCGGACGCCTCGACAAGCTCCAGTACGCGCGGCACTGACTCCCGACAGACCGGACAGGGCCTCGTTCGCGAGGCGCGCCGCATCCTCGCCTCCTACCAGCGGGTGAGGTGAGCGCGTGCCCACAGAGCCGCAGATGTCTGGCGACGTGGCGGTGCGCCTGGTGCGCGAACTCCATCGACGTAAGTCTCGCTACGAGAGCAACCCTTCGGCGTGGGTCGAAAATGTGCGCACTCACATGAGCGGCGAACTTCTCGGGCTCCAAGTCTCCCTAGGGATCGCGCTCGGCCACGCGGCAAGAGGTGACGAAGGCCTGAAGGCGGCTTCTCGCTTCTACCGGCGATGGCTGACCGCCGGGATGCCGGAGGTGATGCCTCCGTGAGTATCCAGACGGTGCTGGATGGTATCTGCCAGTACTTCGGCGGCCCCTACGACCCACAGACCCGCACCTACCGGTCGTCGCCCCTCTCGCAGCACGGGGTAGGGGTCGTCCGGCGGGGGTGGCCCAAGCGAGACGACCACAACGACTACTTCTGGGGCCAGCCGCCCGGCGCCCGGACGGGCTGTCAGATCGTGGTCTGGATGCCCCGCGACTCAGAGGTCCGGTTCGCGCTCGGCGGGGAGCACGGCGGCATGAAAAACGTCCGCTATCAGGTCGAGCTGGCCTGCTACATCCGCTCCCGAACCGAATACGCCGAGGACGCCCAAGACGACGTGTACGCGCTGCGGGACGCCCTGAAGGAGTGGATGCGCGCCGACCGCACCCTCGGCGGAGCCTGCTTCGAGGCGGGGGAGTACGTGGACGGCGGCATCGGGTCGATCGACTGCGAGTACGGGCAGCCGGAGACCAAAGCCGAACTCACCAAGTCCTTCCTGCTGATGTCCTTCACCGCCCTGGAGATCATCGTCGCCTGAATGTGGCCGTGCGAATGACGCAATGCGGCAGCTCAGTAGTCGCCGGCCGCCCGCAACTCTGCGGTCAGCGCAGCCAAGTTCTTCGGGCAGTACGCCTTTACTCCCGCCACCAGCAGGGTGTCCGCATCCTGCTTCACCGTCCCCCACTCGTCGCCCACCGGGTACAGATCCCCCTGGTCGAGGTCGAAAAGCCACGCCGCACTATGGCCGGCGTCCAGCCCCTTGCACCACTGCGGCGGGTAGGCCAGCAACTCGCCGTCGGTCGGCGCCCCGTTGAAGGTGATCTCGTGGGCGGCGCCCAGGAATTCGCCCCGCGGATTGACGGTCGGCGCAGGGCTCGCTTTCACGACGGTCGGCTTGCCGTCGCTGCTCCCGCAGGCGGTGAGCCCGGCGAGCAGGGCGGCGGCTAGTACAGCAGCGATGGCGCGGCGCATGGTCCCCCCAAGGATCGGTGTGCGTGGAGGGCATCATGCGGCCCCGCGCGCCCCGCGCGAAGGCGATGTGCCCGTGTTGTGACCCGGATCCGCCGGTTCCGGCCCGCTGAGGGCCCTCCCATTACTTCCCTGTTGTCGCCGGACTGGAGTTCCGCATGACCGCGAAGCCTGCCCAAGAGCCGGAGCCCGCTCCGGTCGCCACCCGCACCACGGAGGCCACTTCTCCGAAGTCGGAAAAGACCGTCCCCGACGACATCCCTAAGGGGCGCCAGGCCGCCGGGGTCTACGAGTTCACCGGCCCGCTGGCCACCCAGTACCTGGAAGTGCCGCTCACCGCCCGCCCCGAGAACCCCGGCCGGGACGCCACCGACGACGAGCCGGCCATCCCCGCCACAGCCGCAACCGTCTTCGACTGGCCGTTCAGCGCGCCCGACGACGGCCGCTGGAAGCCCACGAAGAAGAAGCCCAACCAGCTGCCGGACAACGCCCCGGCCAACCCCGAAGGGGAGTAACCGGTGGTCGCCACCTACGCATCCACGAAGCAGTTCATCGGCATCGCCCCCGAGGCCGTCCAGGGCACCGCCGTCGCGATGACCGCGACGCAGCTCCTCACCACGTTCACGCCGTCCGACAAGCCGACGTTCCTGAAAGACCAGTCGTGGCGCGGCAGCATGGGCACCGACGCCTTCGCGCAGATCCAGGGCGTGAAGACCGCCGACATCAGCCTCGGCGGCCCGGTCTACGGCGACACGCTCGGCTGGTGGCTGCGCAACATCCTCGGCGACCTCGCCGTCACCGGCACCCCGACCGGGTCCGGATCCACCACCCTGTCCGCCACCGCCGCCGCAGGCGCGACAACCATCTCGACGGTGGCGTCAATCCCCGCGGCGACGGTCATCCAGATCGGCTCCGGCGCGACCGCTGAAGTCTTCACCACGGGCACGCCGTCCGGGGCGGGCCCGTACACGATCCCGCTGGCGACGCCGACGGGCGGCCTCGTGTACGGGCACGCCTCCGCGCAGGCCGTGGTTCCCGTCGTCACGGCGGGCCCCTACACCTACGCCTGGTCGCTGCTGAACTCGGGTGGCGGGCAGCCGCCGTCGCACACGCTCACCCACTCCATGGGCCCGACCGCAACGACCGGCGCGCGTCAGTATCCCGGCTTCTGCATGTCGCAGATGAACCTCAAGTTCAACGCCGAGTCCGAGCTGTTCACCTGGGACGGGCAGGGCACCTCGTGGCCATCGGTGATCGCCGGGGTGGCGCCGACAGCCAACCCGACCACGATCCTGCCCGTCGCCTCCTGGCGCACCAAGGTCGGCATCGGCGGCCCCGCATCGGGCGGCACCCTCGTGAGCACGGTCACCGACGGCGAAGTCGACATCGCCCGCGAACTCGTGCCGTACTTCACAGCGACCGGCGTCCAGACCCCGTACATCATTCAGCGCGGCGGCCTGTCGGCGACCGGAAAGCTCAACTTCGGTGCTGTCTCCGACGAGTCGGCACTCCTGTACATGCTCAACAACAGTCAGCCGGTGGTGCAGGTCCTCGTCGACAACGGCTTGGCCGGAACGAACCAGATCACCGTGCAGATGGACATCCAGGTTGCCGCATTCACTGCGGCGGCCCCGGACACGTCCAAGGCGGCGGTCGGCTACCAGGACGAGTTCCAGGCGGTGTTCAACACCACCAACGCGGGCGGATCCGGTGGCCAGTCGCCCATCAAGGTGTCCGTGACCTGCGGCATCACCCCCGGCACCTTCTGACCGGCTACCCCCTCAGACTGCGGCTCCAGGTGGAAGGGCCTGGGGCCGCACCCTCCCTTCCATGAAAGGCCCCACCCATGTCTCAGCGCCACGCACTCGCCTCCGAAGGAGCCTGGGTCGAACTCCGCGACCCGACCGAACTCAAGGCGGGCGACCAGATGGACATCCAGGACGCGATGGATGCTGACGGGTCCGGCAAGCTGGTCCGTCAGATGTTCAACGCCCTGATGGTGGTG